GGCGTCGTAGACCATACTGATATGGCCGTATGTGAATGCTGCCCTAATACGGGTAAGATGAATCTCTACATCGATATGCTGATGTGTGATGATTGTCTTGCAAAGGAAAAGGCTGCAATCGCTGAAAGTCAAAAACCAGAAAACGTTGCGGCTAGACTACAGGCTACAAGGCCCGCAGAATCCTTGGAAGAATTCAAGGCCAAGGTTGAAGCCGCACGCGCTAAGAATATCGAAGCCGGGGCGTTGAAACCTGAACCATCCGGGTTGTTGAACATAAACAATCTAGTCGATAAGGCGAGGGAAATAACCTCAACGATTACGTCCGTCCCCGCCGTATTCAACGCGCATACCGTGGAATTGCATAAAGTGTATGACGCGATTGACCAAACCGAGAGTGTAAACGGTTCTTCAAAGCAATTCCAGAAGTCCGAATACACGAAGAATCACATTACCACGTTGCAGCAGGTTATCTTCGATGCGAATCAAACAATCATCGATGCTAACAATAAGCTGCGCGCTGCACAGGGGGAATTGAACAAGCTGGTTCTTACGCTGCGGGAAGATGAACGCGCAAAGCTAGGTATCACGTCCCCGGAATACAAGCCCGCAACGCCCAAAACACCGAAGGCAGCCGCGAAACCTCGCGCACAAAAGAAACAGAAGTTCGACAAGAAAGAACTCATGGACATTGCAGCAGAACTGCAAAAGGAAGGTCTTCCTGTTCAATGGTCCATGTTGCAGACCATATGCGTGGCGCGCGATATGACGCCAAAGCAAGCGGCTGATGTAGTTCGTAAGCAAATGGGAGGTCAATAATGCGTATTGGTAAATGGACATCGCGTGAATGGGATTACTACTACGACGAGCCCGGAGACATTTTGGAAATCTACTATGGTTTCCAATTTGGAGAATGGTTCGTTGGAATTAGACGAACAAAAACTAATATCCTCGAATGCACAATTGCAGACGATGATACAGTCGATATGAAAACAAATATGAAACGCCAAAGGGAATTACGGCGTATTCGTAGGGAACACACAATTACCGGACGTTGGTCTGCTCAAACTAATTGAACAATTGCTTAACAAGTCGAGGGAGTCGCGTTTCGACTTCTAATTATGAATAGAGAACAAGCAGTTAAGCTGTTCCACGACGAAATCAACAAGCATCCTTCCTTGAAGGAATGGCATGTTCGTCTCACCGTAGACTTGAATAGGCCATTTCTCGGAATGTGCTCACACAAGGATAAGTGCTTTATCCTGAACGCGCATCATATCGATATCCATCCGGACCCTGATGTGCATGATACGATTCTCCATGAAATAGCTCATGCACTTACTCCAGGTCACGGGCATGATGCTACGTGGAAATTCAAGGCTAAGGAATTGGGTTGCACGGACCTTAATGCGTGTTCGTCCCTCAGTTTCAGCCCTGAAATCATCGACGCCATACGAAGTGGTGCAGATGTGAAAGTGGAATACGAGGAAGAAATTATCCGTAAGCCTAAGTATCAAGTTACTAGGCTTCAGGATAAATGCCCACGGTGCAATAAGGTTGCAGTAACCGTGCGCGAACAGTTGCTCAAGTCTTTCCGTGAAGACCAACCGGACAGCAAAGTAATTTTCCTCGAATGCGGACATACTCTGATAAAGAGTATCCCCAAAGGAACACCGTTCCATACCCTCATATCGGACAGACATGAACCTGAAATTGCGAACTGCCCACATGCATGGGTAAAGAATACGTGCGACCTTTGTGGCGCGCACAAACCCTTTGACTTTCAAATAGAGGGAATGAACTTCATTGAACAGGCTTTGGCTTCCCATAAGGGAGCCGCAGTGTTCGATGAAATGGGTCTTGGTAAAACCATTCAGGCACTTGGATACATCAATTTCCATCCTGAATCTTGGCCCGTCCTTTACGTGGTCAAGTCTGGTATCAAGTTCCAGTGGTATTCCCAAATCCTTACTTGGCTTGGCCCTGAGTTTGCGGGTCAGGTCTTCAATAGTTCTAAGGATTATGTAATACCCGGTCTTCGGACGTATATCATGTCATATGATATGCTCATACCGAAAACCGTGAAACGTAAAGGGAAACTTGTCAATATGGGTTTCCCAATAGAAAAACTCCTCGGCGCAGGCATCAAAACAATGGTGCTTGACGAGTGCCAGCAAATTAAGAACCCGGATAGTAGCAGGACGCAGCAGGTAAGGAAACTTGCGCGTGAAATGAATGTCATTGCGCTGAGTGGAACACCGTGGAAGAACCGAGGTTCAGAATTCTTTAGCGTCCTGAACATGATTGCTCCAACGCTGTTTCCCACATTCGACGGTTACAAGAAACAGTGGGTTCAGTATTACTTCGATGGTCAGTATACGCGGGAAGGTGGCATTACCAATCCTAAGAAGTTCAAGGAATACATCAAGGGTATTGCCATTAGGCGAGAGAGAACGGAAGTAATGAAGGAACTTCCTCTCGTCAATAGAACAAAGCTCAGTGTAGAACTGTCAGAGTTAGAGCAAGATGCTTATGACAGCGCGGAGGAAGCATTCGTCAAATGGTATAACGAGCACATTATAGGCGGAGAAGAACCTTCCTCCATGAATATCCTAGCTCAAATGAGCAGGATGCGCCATATAACTGGCTTGGCGAAAATACCAGCAACGGAGTTGTTCGTTGAGGAATTCGTAGAGAATACCGAGGGTAAACTGGTTATCTTCGTTCACCATAAGGACGTTGGACAGATTCTTATGGAGAATACGAAGCGCAAGTATACGGACATCCCTGTAATGGAACTTACGGGTAGCATGGACGGGCAAACGCGCTTTGATATTCAAACGAAGTTCAATCAGGCGCCTCGTGCAATAATGATTGCATCCACACTCGCGTCCGGTGAAGGTCTGAACCTTCAAACTTGCGCGGATTGTGTGATGCATGAACCGCAATGGAATCCGCAGAACGAAGAACAGGCAGAAGGTAGGTTCATTCGTATTGGACAGACCGCTGCAAGTGTCAACGCAACATATACTGAGGCAGCGGGTTCTATTGACTCGTTGTTCAGCAATATCAGGGAAAGGAAAAGACTTCAATTCCACGATGCAATGAACAAGGGCGAAGTTCCTAAGTGGGACCAGTCACAAATCGCAAAGGAACTTGCGGCTAAGATTGTGGAGAACTACAACAAAAAGAAGAAGGCGAGGCCGCAGTAATGGACCATTCAGAATTCTTGGGAAAGGTTCCTGTTGTTATCGCATTTCTGCGGGAACAGCATAAGAACATGACCAGCGAACAGCAGATGTTGGTCACGAAGTTGACAATCCTCATTGCTATCAATAGCATGGAACCAAATGAGGATATGGCTATTGCGTTGCGGGCAATGGCTGATTACGTTGACTTCATGGTCGGATTGGAGAAGAAGTGATGGACGAACTTCTTAATCAGATGAAGTGGGCGGCTGAACATTGGAAGGAATTCCTTACCAGTCTTTTCTTTATCTGCTTTACCGCAGTCATCGGTATTATGCTCATTCGTTGGGCTGTTGAGCATCTTCTCGATGAGTTGAAGGAAACGTGGGAACAAATCAAGGGGTTCCGTAACAGAAAGAAGGAGTAAGTGATGTGGGTTACTGAGGTAATAATTTTCATTGGTTGGGCGCTCAATCAGTGGAAAGAAATTAGGAGGAAATAATGGCTCGCAAATTCTTGGGAATTGTTGAGCGAATTAACCCTCGTGGTATGACATTCTTCATATCACAGGATGAACGCGACCCGGAAAACAGCACTATGGTTTCCAATCGCGGAACTAAACTGTCAATGCCAATGGAAATGGAGGAATTTCTTCAGTGTTGGTTCAACTGGCAGATGAGGGGAATGCTAATACAGGATGCATTTCCTAATCTGCATTCTTCGTATCGGGAGTTCCTCATGACAGCAATTACCCCAGAGGAGTGGAAAGAAATCTTTAACACACCGGAGTAAACGATGGGACACATCTCATTACTGGAAAATGGTGGAACCGTTGTAGTTGTAGGCGGTTTCAATAAAGCGTGGCAGTCCTTCAGGAATAATCCACGCATTGTCTTCTGGACAGGGGAACAGAAGGAAGTTGCGCGTTACGTGCGCGAACGTTCCTTCCCGTCTAACTGTAAGGCGGTAATCATCTCTAGGTTCTTGTCTCATTCAGAACTTGGAGTTGTATTACCGGAAGCGCGAAAACGTAGACTCGTGTTGTTTCCTAATAAAAGCGACGGGGAAATTACCGAGTTACTCGATGACCTCGTGCGCGACAGCAAGGAACGGGAACTACTTGCACCACAACCTTTACCACTACCAATCGAGAACACGTCCGTTAACACGTCCAAACCAATAGAGGTAACTACTGTGGCTAAGAGGCAAATGGCAAAGAAGGGCGAACTGAACAAAGTTATTCAGTTTGTCGATTGGTCAAGAACCAACATCGACAACGCCCGCGCACTGATGGCTACGGCTATCAAAGAGCTTGGGATTAGCACTACGGAGGATTCCCTGGCACAGTTTATCCGAGTTCAGCGTAAGAAGAAGGGTCTTCCTAACGCTACGAACATTGGCTCGAAGAAGAACGGTGCCGAGAAGAAACCCCGTAAGGCAACCGAGAAGGAAATCAAGGGCAATTGGGGGACTGAAGATGTTTTCGTCAAGAAAATCGACGAAATCATCGAGAGTCTGCAAGATGTAAGAACACTCTACATCGAAACAGCAGCGCAGAACAAAGCGTTGCAAGCAGAGCAGACAAAGATTGCGCCCTTGATTGCGGCCATTAAAGCACTGAAATGAAATTGCCCGAATTTCCGCGGGAAACTGACAATCCAGAGACTTTTCTGGAGGATATTGTTGCGTTACGTGACGCAGCATTAAAAGCCGGTAACATGGATTACGCCGTAAGTCTTAGTCATATCCACGCTATCGTTCAATGGGCCGGAAAGGTTAAACAAGCAATAGAGGGATAAGACGTGGATTACTTAACGGGGTATCCATCCCCATACAAAGAGAGGAAAAGAAAAATGGCTTCACTGAAAAGACATTGTCCGGTTTGTGACGTGGAAAGTAGCGTTCGCACTATTCTCCGCGAGAACCCGGATGGAACTTGGAGTTGTTCGCAGCACGGCATCGTAATTGATCCGCGTAACACAAACCTTACCCTCATGGCTTACGAGGTTAAGCAGAGCGAAACGCGCATCGTAGACGGTAAGCCGAAGAAGTTTTACGTGGGCGCGAAACACATCGGACAAGCAATCGAGCGGGGTTATAATGCCGCTTGTTGTCGTGAAACGTTCGAGGAAGCAGTAGCGGACGCGCGTGAATACATGCACCGTGATGACAGTATCCAAACCGTAGTTGTGGTGCAAATCGTGGCCTTCGTAAAAAGACAGCGTCCGGTTGTCGATGTGGAAATGCTCGACGCGGACCAGCCGATTAAGAAAGTCGAGTAACAGTCTTGATTGAGGGTAGGCAGAACATCGCCTACCTTCAGTTAACCGTCACACGTATTTAAGCTGTTAGCATTTACTGGAGAACTAACATGAAATTAGTTGCGCGGTTCAAGAGACAAGTTCCAATGGGTATGGGTATGGCATTAGGAGTCGGCCCATACAACGTTGAATGTTCAGCGGTGGATTACGATAATGGTAGTCTCAAACTCACGACGGAAAAGGGAGTAGAAGTATTTCCTGACGTTTGGGCTTTCAAGGTGGAGCAAATAAATGATACACCCAGCACCTGATATGTGTCCTGATACATTAGACCCTATTGAACATCTGTTTAACCTTGGACAGACAGTAGGGCCAAACGCGCGTCTCATTTGTCAATGTGGCAAATACGTAGTTTACTTTAACGGAGTAGAATTCGTATCGGAGCCAAACAATGACCCAGGAAATCAATCTTCCACCGGACGCACCGACGATAGACCAACCTAAAGGCGGAAAGAAGAACATTGTTCTTGATGCCTCAATGCTGTCTGAGTTAATGAGTTGTGCGCGAAAGCTCGACCTGCGTTACAACCATCGATTCGTATCAGCTAACGGCAAGTCCAATAGCCTTGAGGTAGGCTCGTTAATCCATGTCGTTCTAGAAACCTATTACAAGTCTATCATTCAGGGTTTCAAGAAGGATTTGGCTGCAAGTAACGGCCTAGCAATGGGAGAGGAATACATCAGAGGTTGTAAAGCATGCCTCCAGCAGTTGACAACGGGAACGCCTTGTGCTATACTGGGGCACGCGGCCGACCCGTGGTTAGGATTAAAGAATACACCAGTTGATTCTGATAGCCGTTACGTGGGCTGGAAGAATGCAATGGAAGACGCGGAATTGTATTTCGCGCATTACCGGAACGATTACTGGGTTCCATTAGAAGTTGAAGTAGTAAAGGCTAGAATTCTCTACGAGGACGACGAAATTCGTATCTTGTGGAAGGCCAAATTGGACGTGGTATTCGACACTAACCAGGGCATTTACCCTACAGACCATAAAACGTCCAAACAGAGGCGAGATATACTGTCTCTGAATAATCAATTCATGGGCCAGTGTCACATAATGGACACTCGCGGAGTGATGATAAATAAGTTCGGGTTTCAGAAGACACTGAAGCCAGAGGAAAAGTTTACCCGTGTTCAGGTATCCTACTCGGCCGATAGGTTAATTGAATGGCAGTCCGAGATTCTGCCTCATTACGCCTATCAGTTACTCAACTACACGGAAGCCGAGCATTTTCCACCTAACTTTACGCACTGCGAGTCGAAATACGGGAATTGTATTTACGTTCCTGTATGTTCGTCCGACCGCGGTATGCGTGAGGAAGAAATTCGTTTGCATTTCGTGAAAGGTCCGGAATGGAATCCATCTAATGCAGGTGAAGAATGATAAAAGCAACTACGACCAATGGGAAAATATTAATCCTCATACTTGAACGAGGGAATATAACCAATATGGTTGATAAGAAACGTCCCATGACTATAAAGGCAAGTCATATGGGAAGAAAAAATTTCAATGGAATAGAGGAAATTGCAATCGCGTTCTACGAGACGCAAGAGTTAGCCATTAAGGCAATGGCGCCAATGCTTCAAGAAAATACGCAATTCGTAGTTCAAGAACAAGAGGAATAATGGTAGCCATCATTTATCCGGGTTGGCCCACTATTGAATGCCCGGCATTTTACAAGGAAAGAGCCGGAGAATATACTTACGCGGAAATGGAAACGAAAGATTGGTTTGTTCGCAATGTTCAGCCCGATTGGGTAATGTTGGACTGTGGCGCTAACATTGGCTACTACTCCATTTTATTCTCTCAATTAGCATACCGTGGTGAGGTTCATGCATTCGAGCCAACATCTACAATTAACATGCTGAGAGAGAATGTAATTAAGAACAAATGTAATAACGTCTGGCTTTATTCTTTCGCTCTCGGTGACAATGTAGAGTTTCGGGAAGATAGTATTTACCGCATTTGGGGGCAGGAACCCGAAAAGAAACTTTACCCATTCATAACTCTTGACTATTGGAAAGAAACATGGGCAAGAGAATTGGAAAGAATTGATTGCATCAAGATTGATGTGGACTCATTTGACTTTGAAGTCCTGCTTGGTGCCGAACGCATTCTCAGGGAATACAATCCGTGGATAATCGTGGAATTGAATGACGCACTGAAGTTGCGCGAACAGTCAGTCGATACAGTTTTAGAGTTCATGCGTAGCGCGGGCTACGACCGGCATATGGTTCTCGATGGTGAGAACTACCTGATGAAACGGGGTATGGAATGAGTTTCACACTCGATGAATCAGACCCTAGTATCCTATACGCCATGCTGAAGGGCGAACCAGGAACTAGGAAGTCTACTTGCGCGCTTTCTTTCCCTAAACCGCAGTATTGGTTTTCGTGGGATAGAAAGATGAATGGCATATTAATTCCAGCTCTGAACTGGAAAGTAAATCCCAAGGAAATAGTGGCAGACGATTACCACGATTGGAATACCCCGAGAACTAAGTTGGAAAGTTTCCAAACTAGATGTCCTTACCGAACGTTAGTGTTTGATTCCCTAACTTCAATGTGTGACATGACTCTCAATCAAACCCTCTCTCTTAAGAGAGGAACTATACGTGATTCAGGCAAGGCAGCCGGCAAACAAGTAGCAGGCATAGCTGTTAATGAGATTGAAGATTACGGTGCAGAAGCGGCGGCCCTTCAAGAGTTGATTGCTCTAACCAAAGATATCCACAAATATCATAAAGTCAATATCGTTCTCATTGCACACGTCGTTCAAGCGGAATACCGCAACACAGTAACTAATACCACCCACGTTTCCCGCACCATAATCACCGCAGGTAAAAAGATTGCGCCGAAGATTCCGGCGTATTGCGGTGAGGTTTACCACTTCAACATCAAAAAAGGTTTTGGAGCAGATGAGGAAGGAAAGTACTCTCTGTTCACAGTTCATACGGGGGATGATTTCGCGAGAACTGCACTTCCTTTAGACAAGGAGATAGTTTTCGGGGATGAACCTCTATATGATAGGTGGATTGCTCCTGCAATTGCAAAATTGAAGAGCGATTTGCCTGCACCACAACCAACGAACAACCAACCACCCACACGTACAACGTCCGCCTTTCAGTAGGAGTAGCTTAGTCTATGACTATGGTCGAATTTTCGGATTCCGACCTCCTGCGTAACAAGCTGGTAGACCCCGCTTGGTATACGTTGGATATCGGGGCCGTCGGTCCTTGGACCCCCAGTAAGAACGGGGATTCAAATAATTGTCTCATTGAGGCCACTATTATTCGCAACGGCGATAATGGTGATGAATCGTTCCGCGGCGTTCCCCTTACGTTGCAGTTTAACGATAAGGTCAAGGCTCGCGGTTTCATCGAGGGGTTTCTTCGTGCGCTCGGCGTTGACGTTCAACCGGGTCGTTACAATCTTCAGGCTGCGTCTGGCTTGAAGGTGGACGCTTTCGTGGAAAACGAAACCTACGAAGGTCGTACCCGGAACCGTTGTAACCATAAGTATCGGGCTGTGAAAGCGGCCGAGGACGTAGTAGCAGCCAATTAACATTCACTTAGTTTAATACTGGTGGCACAAGATTGCGATCCTTTCGGGGGAGAACTTTATTGAGCAGTTCCAATTGGGTGGTCAGTAAAGCGAGTAATCTAACCCCAGTAAAGGACTAAGTGATAGGGGTAGTTCCTGTGCGGTATACCCAGATATACGGCAGGACTACCCCGCCTTCTAAAGGGAGATGCAAATGTCATTGAACTCTGCGTTCAAAGATTTCTTCGGCGTGGGTAAGGACGAATCAACAGAGGGCAATATGGAAACTCAAGCAACAGAAGCCACGGAAAGGCGAGACGAAAAGAAAGTAACAGGAAAAATTATCAAAGTCTCAGATGAAGGTTGGGGCTTTGTCATTTCCAATGAAATCAAGTTCGAGCGAATCTTTTTTCATTGGACCTCCCTTGTTCACGATACGCTCAAGTTTCCAGACTTGAAGCGGGGGATGCAAGTCGAGTTTGTCCCCGTGGATAAAGGAGAACGAGGATACCATGCTATTAAAGTCAAGGTCGTACCGGAGCAAGCCGCGAATTGAAATTTATTGCGGTGAGTGCATTGGAAGCGGCAGGATAGCCGAAATAATGGTAGTTGTCGAACGCAGTAATGATATGCGGGCGCGCACCTATCAATGCCGTGGATGCGGTAAGTCGATAACGTTAGTCGTAACACAGGAGATGGTAGAAGACTAATGGACTACGGTAAAGTTTACGTTCCCGGCCAGGGGAATCTAGGCGCAAATATCATGATAGTAGGGGACTCTCCTACTCTTGATGATACGAAGCGTCTTAGTCCTTTTACTGGCTCGGAAGGACGTGAATTAGACCGGCTCTTAAAAGATGCTGGCCTCTCTAGGGGCGAGTGTTGGCTAACTACTGTTAGTAAATACGCAGTTCCGCCTAACATGAAAGGCAAAAAGGTTCCTTTTGCCGTTCGTGCAAAAAACGTCGGTATCAAAATCGACGAGCAATTAATGGAGCTGCAAGTAGAAATCAATCAGCTAAAACCAAATGTAATTATTGGTCTTGGCGGAACTCCGCTATGGGCAATGACGGGTAGGGAGTCTATTAAGAACTACAGGGGTTCAATACTGCATGGAATGGGCCGAAAGGTCATCTGCACATATAACCCAGGACACCTAACCTACCACGCACAAGACGTTGAATTTAAGGGTTACTGGAATCGTCAAATAATGGTGTTTGATGTCAAGCGCGCCATTAGACAATCCGGTTTTCCAGAAGTTAATCACCCCTACCGCCATCTTGAAATCTGCCAAAACTCTGCCCATCTTCTTCAGTTCTATAATCGATACCGACACCTAAGAGATGTCTGGGTCGATATTGAAGCTGGTGGGCATTGTCTGCCAATTTGTATTGGCCTCGCGTTTAACAAGACACACGGAATGACTGTTCCGTTGTGGAATGCTGATGGAATATCCACTATTCCTACCGCAGACCTAGCGGAGTGCTGGCAAATACTGGTTCAGATACTAATGGAGCATGATGTTCATGGGCAAAACTTTAACTATGACCGTGACAAGATACTTAGACTCGGATTCGCGATACGTAGAATCAAAGGAGACACATTACTTAAAGCATTCGCAATCAATCCTGAACTCCCCAAAGGTTTGGCTTTTAATACTTCAGTTTATACTGAGGAGCCCTTCTACAAAGACGAAGGAATGTATGAAGGAAGTCTTCGAGATTTGCTTATCGGATGCGCCAGAGACTCCTGTGTAACTTGTGAAGTAGATCAAGCAATGGACCCTGATTTAGATGAACTCCAACAGCGTCCATTCTATGAAAATTTCCTGATGAAATTACCAGACCTCTACTGGGAGATAGAACGCAATGGATTCAGAATTAATGAAAGTACGCGTGATGCTCTCATCCATAAATACGTTGAATGGGATGAACGTCTACGTTATGAGCTGTTTAAGCTCACTGGCGTCGAAACTAACGTTCAGTCTCCTAAACAAGTTGCGGTCCTACTTTTCGAGCACCTCAAATTACCGAGACGTGCGGGAACGGGTGAAGAAGAACTTACTTCTTTACTTAATCTTCAATCATTTACTAACGTTGAACACCGACGAGTTGTTGAAATTATACTTGAAGATAGACGAGTCAGGAAAACAATTGGGCATTACCTCTTAGCACTACCTGATTACGATGGTCGTATGAAGACCACTTGTTTCCCTTGTTTGGAAACAGGCAGGTCTTCTAACGGCCAACAAGAACCACCTATTCGTCCTTGGGTGGAAGTAGTAGGTGAAGATGGAAAGAAAAAGAAAAAAGCTCTGGGTACAGCATTCCAGACAATTACTAAGCACGGTGATATTGGACAGGACGTTAGAAGTCAGTATATACCTCTTGCCGACGATGAAGTCTTCATTCAGCTTGATTCGAGCCAAGCAGAAGCAAGAGTTACTAGCCTTTTCGCGCGTGACTTTCACATGCTGGAAATGTATAATCATCATGATATACACGCGCTTACGGCCTCCTGGTTTTTCGGTGGCGATGAGGCGAAATACTCTAAAAAAGTACTTGGCTATGAATGTCCCGAACGCTTTATTGGCAAAACACTTAGACATGCTGGAGAACGAGGAGCAAAAGCCCAACGTGCAATGAGGGAAGTTAATACGAATGCTAGGAAATACAAGGTAAACATTCGTATTACTCAAGCGGACGCGGACCAAGCGTTACGCATCTTCCATAACAAGACTCCTAACATCGTCCGTGTTTACTTCGCGGAAGTCTCCGACATTATCAAACGAACCCGTCGTTTAGTTGCGCCGGTCCCATACGGGATAGATGCAAAGTATGGTGGAACGCGCACTTTCTACGAAAGGGAAGACGATGAGCTTTATCGACAGGCTTTGTCATACCTTCCCCAACGTGCGGTTACTGATAACACTAAGGCGGCAGGGATACGCATTAAGATGCGGCATCCAAGCGCAAGGCTCATATTGGAATCTCACGATGCACTGTTATTCTCCGTCAAAGTTGCGGAACTTGACGATTTCGTACCCCTTGCTGCGGAGGAAATGGAACGTCCGATAGATTTCTCTAATTGTTCACTTCCCCGCGACCCATTAGCAATACCCTGTGAGGTAGAAATTGGGGAAAATTATCAGCACTTCAAGAAGTTCAAGTTCAATAGACCTGAACCCCCACCTTTACCACCAGTTAGAGAACTCACTTTAGCAGAAAGGTTCAAGGTAGCATGACCACTGCTAAGAAAAGAAAGATACGTGAGAAAAAACGGAGTCCGAAAAAATGGAGACTCCATCGGTCTGGGTGTTCTTGCAGGAGTTGTCAAAGAGCCATAAAAT